GTCCCCCAAATATTTTTCCAAAATAAAAAGCCCCTTTTAACTCGTAACTACACATATGGCAAAGATAAAAGCTGTGAGCCTTGACAGTTTCTTTGCCATAATGCCAAGGCATACCAGAAAGGTAGGTGTTTATATGAATAATATAAAAATATTTGAAGAGAATGAATTTAATAAAATCAAAGACCTTCAAAAAGAGAAACCTAATTCTGTTGTGGGAATTATATATGCTATTGGGTATGGAAATGGAGTCAGCAAAATTGGAATGTCCTCATTTCCAGCAAACAGAACTTCTATCTTAACACATTACATCAATGACTACATGCAATGCCCAGTAGATAAAATTCTGATCAGTCCATGGCATACAAACTATAAAGAAAACGAAAAGAAACTACATCAACATTTTTCAAAGTTCAGGATTCTAGTTTCAGATAAAGGCATTCTATTTGAAGATAATTCTGAAGAAATATTAAAGGACATTGAACAAAGTGGAAAAGCGTTAATCGAATTTGGGAAGTCCCTTCTCAGAGGAGATTTTTATTCTTCAAAATCTGATTTTGAAGAGATGTATGATGCCATGTTAGACGATGCGGATTCTCTAACAGAAGAGATTATATTCACAGCAAGAGTGCTAGTTGATGATTATAGAGCTGCGCTAGAAGACAACATGGAAGCAGAGCTTTCAGCACTAAAAGCTCGATTTGTCGAAAAGTGGATCGAACATGGTCTAATCGACGAAAACACAATAGCTGCCAAAAATTTATCAAGCCAATGAAAATATCAACCAAAGAAATAACCGATGAATGTCAGCACTGCGGTGACATACTGGTTTGTCAGTTGTGCCGTGAAGGACACGGAATAAATCGTGAACGAATAAACGTTACCCAAATGGTTACATGCCAGATAGAACACAAGAACAGGAGGTTATCTAATGAGAATCATTTCACAGTGTAAAACCAAATCTGTTGAGTTTTGTAACGTTGCTTTGCTGAGACGTGATGAAATCATCTTTGCAAGGACTGCAAACCAAGACATGGTACTTGCAGAGTATAAGACTCCAGCCAGAGCAGCCGAGGTATTTGAGGAATTAAATATTTCTGCTTCTAACTTCTCAGCATATATCTACTACATGCCGGAGGAATAAGCAATGGAAAGAAAATTAGTTTTAGTTAAATTTATTGACGGCACAAGTGAAACAATAGAAGCTTATTGCAGTTCGCGAGGTGGATACTATGGCTATATAACCAGCAAAGAATTGTTTTACGTATCCTGCGCTTCCAACTTCTCAAGAACTCTCTTTCCTCGTGAATTTGTCAAAGCAATATCCCTTTTGGATGAATAGGAGGAGTAATGGCTACAAAATTTGAAAATGCAACAACATGGTTACAAGGTGTTATTTCTGGATATCAAAAGCAGATCAATGATCTCTCAGCTGTGCCTAATCCAGATGCAAATAAAATAAAAGCATGTAAAGAGCGTCAAGAGCTTTGTCAGTACATTTTGGACTTTATGGTTAAAGCTAAGCAGCAGAACGATGCAATGGCTGCTAAAACAGCCTCTCAAAATACCGCTGTAAAGCCACAGAATGCCCTACAATCAATTTCATCTCATTCAGTGGCAAATACTATAGGTAAAGAACAGCTAGAGCAATTAGAGCTTGTTTTGGGGCTTGATGCTACAATCAGCTTTTGTAGAGCTGCTTTAATCTTGGAGCTTCCAGAATTCGGGTCAAAAGAGGCGCTTCTTGGAACACTTAAAGATTTTACTGCGAAGCGTTAGGAGATTGTGCGAAATGATAAAAATTCTGAGACCTGGCACAAGGAAGGAAGCTGAATGTCCAAGTTGCGGTGCGCTTTTGAGCTACGATATTTCTGACATTCAGAAATCGTCGCACTCAATTATAGAAACATCATCTGCATTTTGGCTAAGCAGCAAAGGTACGACTTACATCGTCTGTCCACAATGTAATAACAAGATTATTTTGTCAGCAACTCGATAAGAAGGGAGTGTCTATGAGCGACATAGATAAATGCATTTCTGTGCTAATCAAGCTTAGCAAGTCTTTTGGAATTGATGCCAAGACTATTCCATCACATTTTAACCACATAATTGTTAGTTTTGAGAAAAAAACATGTGATGGTACTCCGTGGCGCCTTAACTATGCTTTTGAGCTTTGGCTGCTGAAAGACCTTGATACTTGCCAACTTCAAGAATATTTCAAATATGTATTTTTCGATAAAATTTTAGAATCTTTTATCGAATACGAAAAAGAAGTGTTCAACATAGAGGAGTCTTCATGATTAGATTAGAACATACTGTATTACCGAGTCCCGAACAGATGGAATTTGTGATTGAGGGAATGCGTAATCCGATGAATAGTTGGGATAAAAGCGATAGCGGTTATCAATGCGTTTGTTGCAGTAACGAAATATGCAAAGCCGAATGCACTGGAGACGATCTTTGTCCACGAAATGGGAAATATAGACTTGGGGACAAAGATCACTCACTCATGTTTAAACTAGCAAAATTCGGAACTGATCATAGGAAGTATTTAAGAATGATGCCAGTTTACGTTCGTATTACAGCGCCATTATATTGGTGGAAAGAATTTGACACTTACAAGGTCGGTACAGTTGCAAATTCATGCAGTACCATGCATAAGATCACTGAAAAGGAATTTAATCGTAGTGATTTTAGCCATGAGCATATTTTTAAAAGCCCTAATGTTTATTCAGGTGCTTGGGATATGGAAACATCAAATATGTTTTTTTCTGTAAATATTCAAGATGGTATTTATTTCTCATCGGAAGATATTTTAGATTTCACAATACAAGCCCTGAATTATTACCGAAAGAAGTATATTGAAACCAAAGACAAAAAATATTGGTGGCAGCTTATTCAGCTTCTTCCAAGTAGCTATAATCAGACTCGTAATTCAATGCTGAACTACGAGGTTCTGGCAAATATTTATAAATCCCGTCAAAATCATAAGTTAGACGAATGGCGAGATTTTTGCGACTGGATTGAAACATTGCCGTATAGTGATCTTATCACTGGAAAGGAAACAAAATGACATTTGACGAGTATCAGCGCGGCGTAATGAGAACCGCATCAGACGTAACAAAAGCAACAAAGGAAAACATGCTTATGAATGGCATCCTCGGTACTGCAGGTGAAGCAGGTGAGCTTGTTGATCTTCTCAAAAAGCAGATTTTTCAGGGGCATCCGTTCGATAGAGAACATCTTATCAAGGAATGTGGTGATGTGCTGTATTATCTGGCGCTTACTGCTGAGGCGCTTGATACCTCTCTTGAGGATATTGCAACCAAAAACAACAAGAAGCTTTGGGAGCGCTATCCTAACGGCTTCAAAGCTGAAAATTCACTCCACAGAAAGGAAGGGGATATTTAATGTTTGTTCTTATTCTCCGTGTTCTGGCATCTCTTTTTAACATCTTTATGCTGACTAGCATTATAGGATGGCTGAATGAGAAAAGATCCAGAGAAAGACTTGCCAGTGCTGTAGTACTTTCTACATTTTTTATCATGAATCTTGTCTTGACAGCCAGTGGTTTGTGAGGATAAGATCACGCTGGGGTTATCGCCAAATGGTAAGGCACAGGATTTTGACTCCTGCACTGTTGGTTCGATTCCAACTAGCCCTGTTGTGCCATTAGCTCAGCTGGAAGAGCACTTGACTTTTAATCAAGGCGTCATGGGTTCGAGTCCCATATGGCACATACGGACCTTTAGCTCAATAGGTTAGGGCAGCTGCCTCATAAGCAGCCGGGTCTGGGTTCGAGTCCCAGAGGGTCCATATGCAGTTTGTAAACAATGTGGTTTTTTCTTTCTCTTGTGAAATCCCTTTCTCTTTTCCCACAAAGTAGCAACTGCAACTCCCCGTGAGAATCAACCTGCGGACAAGTCAGCCGCAACCGTATAGGCGGTCTTTGGGTAGATGCGCAGAATTGGTATTGCAGCAGACTATAAATCTGTCATCTTCGGATATGTAGGTTCGAGTCCTACTCTACCCACTTTTGCCGCGATGCCACAATGGTACTGGGCTAGTTTTGAAAACTAGTGATCTGTAAAAGGACTGAGGGTTCGAATCCTTCTCGCGGCGCTCCAGTTGCCTAGGGTAGCTCCCGAAAAGCAGAACCTGTGACTGCTTGGCAACTGATTTGTAATCACAGGAATACATTATCGCACAGGAGGTAAAACAGATGTCGGAGAAGGCAAAAAAAGAAATAGTAATATCGGAGGGCAGAGATTTTAAAGGAATCTGGATTCCAGAACGTCTTTATTTATCACCGGATTTAAGTCCTAGAGAGAAATTCTTGTTAATTGAGATATACAGTCTTACTCAAAAAGACAAAGGCTGTTTTGCTTCTAACAAGCATTTTGCCAACTTCATTGGCTTGAAAGAAAATAGTATTCAAAAGATGCTTTTAAAATTTGAGCAACTGGGATTGATTGAAAGAATCTTTGAATACAAAGAAAACACTAAAGAAATCGACAAGCGAATCATTATACTCACCCAGAAATTTTTTGATTCTTTTGTCAATGAAAAATCTATTTCTTCTAACATGGAAAAAAATCCATGTGGGGGTATGGAGAAAAATCAACAGGGTGGGGTTGAAAAAAGTCCACAGATAAGTAATACAATAGATATTAAGTATAACAGTAGTTTAAGTGATACAGATAAAGAACATGCTCTATTATCAACTAAAGTTGACAATAGAGATAAATACATGGTTTCGCGCACTAAAAGTGCTCAAAACTCAGGTGGCAAGCCTCAAAAGAAAGAACCTACTGTTGATCCAGATGATTTTATCAAATCTAAGGAGCCAGTTCTTAAAGATGAGCTTCACAGACTGTATTCGAACAATCCTAGAAACATCTTTACTACAGAGCAACAGGAAAATGACTGGGTTGACAAGGAATATAACAGCCTGACTGCTATTATTTTTGAGTTTAACCATCAATACAAAGCATCTACAGGCTTTGATGCCAAGAATCTATCAGACGAGAGCCTTAAACGAGTTGCAAGAAGCTATATCAAGTCACCAGAATCTTTAAAAGATGACTATGATGACCTTCAAAGCAACAAGGTTTTGATCGAAGAGTATCTAAAAACTGATTACGGCAGCAAACATGGAGTGATTGTAAAGAGTTTATCACACTACATGTCTGGCAGCATCCGAGAAATGTTGTTTTATAAACACTTGTATTAACTTGCTAGCTATATACACGTACATTATGCTAGCTATATATGTACGTTGATACAAGTATACACGTACACTAGGAGGTGTAAATGCAGAATATAGAAATCAACTTTGGGGTTCGTCCATGTATTGTAACTCAAAATGGCGAAGAAAAGAAAGCGTTATTCCATATGTGGGAAAATTTTGCAAAGCCTGTTGCAGCGGATTTGTATATTGGCGGTTGTCCTGAGGGACAAATGAGCATGATATTTGGGCTTGTAGAGTATGAGGACGGCACGATGGGCGAGGTAAATCCAAGCCAGATTCGATTTGTTGACAATAGGATCAAAGGCTATGCTTTTGAGGAGGGCTGATTCATGGTGAAATATAGACCACACAGAGGAGCATTATGCGACGCAATGGCAGAAATGAGAATCTTTGATTCTGTCGAAGATATGTTCCACTACATTGTCGAAGACTGGAAAGCATATGGAAATCCATTTGATATCGGAGATTTAACCATAACGTGTGATGAAGGAAAAGACGAGCGCATTAACTGGAAGGAAGGCAGATATGTCTGCACCAGGCGAATGCGAGAAAAGATTTTTGACACACCACAGTGTATCGGAATGTGTTCGATTGAATTGTAGAACGGAGATAACAATATGATGATTGCAAATAAAGTAAATGTAATGGGACAGGAATACCAAATTGTAAAAGTAAGCCGTGACCAGTATAAGCAATGCGATATCGCGGACGGATGGTGTGACGCTTACGGCAAGAAGATTTACTATGTAGACCCTAATACAGATCCAGAACATGATTCAATGGCGACATCGTCAGAAGAACTTGTAAAACATATTTTACAGCACGAAATTGTCCATGCGTTTCTCACTGAATCGGGACTTGCAATTAGCTCATACAGCATTGTCGGTGCATGGGCGATGAACGAAGAGATGGTTGACTGGATTGCATGGAATGGTGAGAAACTGTATCAGGCGTGGAAGGAGGCAGGATTAGTTGATTAAAGATGATTTGCAAACAAAAGTTGTGGAGCAAGCCGCCCTTATAGCGGCGGCACTCAAAAAAGGTAAAGATGTTGAGGTACGGCGGACCGCATCCGGAATCAGTGTTGCCGAAGTTAGCAAGAATGTTGTATACCGATGATTGATGTCATGATTAACATTGACTGCAGAGATGGAATGAAAAGTATACCTGACAAGTCGATTGACATGGTTTGCACAGATCTTCCATACGGGATTACAAGAAATAAATGGGATACTCCGATTCCGTTTGATGACTTATGGGGGGGCATTAACCGAATAATCAAAGACAATGGTGCAATTATCCTCTTTGCATCTGGTATGTTCACGGCAGACTTGATGAAAAGCAATTGCAAAATGTGGCACTATAATTTGATTTATGAAAAAGCAAATGCATCTGGATTTCTCAACGCGAACCGTATGCCACTTAGAGCGCATGAAGATATTTGCGTGTTCTATAAGTGTTTGCCAACATACAATCCACAAATGAAAAACGGTATGCCTGTTAAACGGGTTCGAAAAACTCAGAAAGCAACATCAAAATGCTACGGAAACTATACACCAACTGACTATGAAAGCACACAAAGATATCCAAGATCTGTGTGGAGATTTTCAAATGAAAACGGATATCATCAGACACAAAAGCCAGTTAAACTAATCGAAGAATTGATTAAGACATATAGCAACCCAAACGACACAGTACTTGATATCTGTGCTGGAAGCATGACAGCAGCAATAGCAGCTGTGAATACTGGTCGTCATTACATTTGTTTTGAAAAAGATCCTGATATTTTTTCAAATGGCGTAAAAAGATTTAATGAATCAACTAATGGAGGACATGGACAATGAAATTAAAAAGACTAATTGTTACCCTTGCAACCGCAGCAATGTTTTCTAGCGCAGCCATTGGCTGCGGCACTGAAGCTAATAAGGTAAGCGCTAATATTTCTGTGCAAGCAGACAATTTTAATATTACCAGAAAGCTTACTGTTCTGAACGCAAGAACCGATACAGTCCTTTTGGAGCTGACTGGAACATTTGCATTAAAGAACAATTCATCAAATGAACTCGAAGTCATTATTGAGACTGCCGAAGGCAAATATCAGAAAGATTACGTGTATTTGAATGACTACACCATGTACGTGGTCGAAGATATCTCTGGTTCAGAGGTAGACAAATACCGTTATGAGATCAATTTCTTGCCTGAATGGGGATACAAGGCAGCTCATCATGAGTAAACTTTACGTTTACATAGTAAACATATGTAATACATTTAATTTTAAAGGACCATAACAAGAGCTTGAAAATGAATTTTGCTGCACTAAAGCTTGAAAAGCCTAGAAATCTGTCACCAAACACTTAGGAAAGGAGAAAAAAATCTTTTATGACATACGAAGATGCCTTAAAAGCCTCAGAAAATGGTCTAAATGTAATGATATGGACAGGAGAGGAGTATCTGCGCCTAGAAGAAGCAAAAGAATTTCTGAATTGTTCTTCTCATGTAATTCGAAGTAGTGAAGAATACAAAGGATACAAAAAGTTTTGCGAAGCCATTCAAAGCGATAAATGGAGTACTTATACAGAAATAGATCTTAGATGGGAACTTAGAAATTATCGAAAGCGTTTTGAACGCCTGAGTCGCATACAAGATGATTTTTTAAAAGAACTACTCGGCAACAATTATACAGCCCGGTATTCCAGTGAGCAAATGATCGTTGCCGATGCATTCAACACTCTTTATAGCCTAAAACGCAACCAAAAAATATTTATGTTTACAACTATTGTATTCTTAGCAACAACAATTATAGCCTTAATAGTTTAAAGGAGGAGTACGCATGAGATTTTCAGAAGCATTTAAATTGATGAAACAGGGTGCGCTGATAAAGCTTCCGTCATGGGCAGGCTATTGGTACTGGTCCAAAGAAAAGCAGACCATCATCATCCACACAAAAGATGGTGAGGAGTTTGATATTAGAAAAACAACTAATCCAGATTATACTTTTTCAAACATTGCATCCGATAATTGGATTGTTTGGCATTTGAACCGTGAGAGCCTTAACAGCAGAGCTAAGAAGGCTATGCTTTCACAACCAATGGCTGGCAAAACTGATGAGGAAATTGTTGCAACAAGAGAGAAGGCAATCAAGGTTTTGAAGGAAAAGGGCTACGAAATTGTAAATACTCTTTTTACAGACGAGTGGTACAGCAACGAGTCAATGAAGGAACGCGGTGTTGTACAGATTCCGCTCTGTTTCTTAGCAAAGTCTCTGGAGAACATGAGCCTGTGCCATGTTGCATATTTCTGTAAAGGATGGGAAAATGCTCGTGGATGCCGTATCGAACATGATGCAGCTGTTGCGTATGGGCTAGATATCATCTACGAAGAGGACTAAGCACTATGGATTTCAGAGCTGCATTTTCCAATATGAAAAAAGACATTCCAATGAAAAGAAAGAAATGGAATGAAGTCTGGTACTACGACAAATCAAAGAAAACCTTAATGGCGAAACACGATTCAGGAAAGCTTGAAGAACTTTTCAACATTCCTGAAACTGCTAATATGACTTATATTTTTATGGGAGTACTTGCAGAAGACTGGGAAATTGCAAATAATTCTAGTGAATCGCAAACAGCTAACGGAAAACAATTATTCACATTTAGCAAAGCACTAGATTTACTAAAGCAAGGTTATAAAGTCGCCCGAATGTGTTGGTATGGAAGCGGACGTTTTGTTTTATATCGCAAAGGTTTGCCAGCCGGTCATCCCTGCGATAAAGGTACAGTAGATGCCTATTTAGAAGTTGATAACGGGGAGGGGCTTCTTAATTGTGATCCATATCTTCAAATGCGTTATATTGACGGCTCGCTTGCGATGTATCTCCCAAGTGTGGAAGATCTTTTAGCAGAAGATTGGTATATTGAATAAAAATGATGGGAGGAAAATGAAGAATCTAAAATATTGCACTCCACAAAGCAACTTAGCCGATGGTATACAAAAGTTACCTGCTGAAAAAATTCAATTTCGATATTTTCCACCAGGAATAGAATCAGAGAAGTCGGACTATTACAAACTAGCATGTTTATATATGGGGCTTACAGAAATGTACGACAGAAGCTTGACTGATGAAAGAAGCCGCTTTGATAATACTGAGGCATTTGTTGGTAACAAACATATATATCATCTTAGCCAAGTATACAGTTGTTATGTTCGAAAGTCTATAATAAATACTTATTTTGTGATGTGGAGCGATGTCCGAGAAGAAATAAAGAAACATCGCCGTTACTCTGCTCAACAATGGGTAGATGAATATGAAAGAATATGGAATCAGCACGGAGGAAATTAAATGGTTAGAGTAGGATCAGCAAGAATTGATGAGAATGGAAAAGTGATAGGTGGACAGTCAGGCGACCAGACAGGGCAGGAAGTGGCGATTGAGCCATGGTATCTGCACGATAAGGGCTGGGTTATAATCCGCGCAAAGGATGCAGCAGTGCGTGAGCGCATTGCACAGTGCATGGAAGCAGCGTGCGCAAATAATAATATCGGTTACGATCAGTCTACATCTTGGGATTTGTACGACAAGGCTAAGCAGTACGGATGGGATTGCAGCAAGGTTAACACGCCAGTGGAGACAGACTGTAGCAGCCTTGTACGTGTATGCGTGGCATATGCTTTGCAACGCGACATTCCGTGGTTTTCTACTGCCAACGAAGTTGAGGTTTTGTATGCTACAGATGAATTTGAAATCATCCGTGAGCCAAAATGTACAGAGTCCTCAGCATATCAGATGCGTGGAGATATTCTGTGTACAACTGTACAGGGACATACTGTAGTAGTACTGGATGATGGCTCTAAAGT